ACCATCATTGGTTGATAATGAAACATACCCGTTGCTTCGTCACGAAGCTTGTCTTCTTTAGCAACAAAAATAACGTGCATTTTAAGATCTCTGAATCTTCGCATCGTTCTTGTCATTACTGTGATTACCTCGCCATAAGCTTGCCTAGGATCTTTAGACCTAGCCTTTTCTTGTGCTAGTAAAAGCTCAGACATTTCGGTTACGCTATCTAAACAAATAGTATCGTAATCAAGTTTGCCGTTCTCTAGCATCTCAGCGATCTCTTCGATCTCGGAAGCTTCTTTAACTTCAATAGCAGTAACATTGGCCGCGTCTTTAATAGACAACAAGCCTGCTTCCATACTAATGATTAAAGTTTTTCCAGGTGAGGTTGCAAGTGAAGTTGTTTTACCAGCTCCAGCTGCACCATACATTAAAATCTTAGCGCCTTGGCTGTCAACCAAATCGCTAGGACTTTTTATTCTGCTTAAAATGTCAGACATTTATCTTCTCCGTTTTATTTAAAAATACTATTTTAATTTATTTTATTATGAATTACAATGTGTGGACATTAATATTTTAACGGAATGTAAAATGAGAGAAGTAGATGAGAATCAATGGAAGGTTGATTACCTTTGGAGACTTAAAAGTTTAACAGATGAAGAGCTTAAACTATTTAAGAAAAATAATCTAGAACCACAATATAAGGAGAGAGAAGTGCAAAGAATAACCTTGAAGAAGTACATAGAATTTATTGGTACAGAACCTGCAGCTGAATTATTTAATTGTTCAGCGGCCTCAACCAGAGCGTGGAGGTATGGTCTTAGACAACCCTCTATTAAACAAGCAAAGAAAATTATCAAAGCCTCTGGCGGTAAGCTAGACTTTGAATCTATATTTGGCCCTATTGAAGAAAGTATTGAAAGTTAATAGTGTTCAATTTACAAGTAACAGCGCAAGACTCTGCGTTGGACTTAGCTCTTGCTTATGCAGAATATGGAATAAGTGTAGTACCACTCCATAGACATAATAAAGTTCCACCCAAAGAATTAGGCGGGTGGCAACAGTACCAAGAACGACAGCCGACGACGGAAGAAATTGAGAAATGGTTTAAAGGGCGAGACAATCTAGTTGTAGCTTTAGTCTGTGGCAAGTTTATTGTTATAGATGCAGACACCCCAGAAGCGGTAAATTGGTGTGAGGCCAACTTACCAGTAACACCTTTTAAAGTAGCAACAGGCAAAGGTGTCCACTATTATTATAACAATCCAGAAAACTTTACTACTTGGGTTGCCAAACGAACAGAAGGATATGATCCAGCCAAGCTGATTGATATTAGAGGAGTGGGTGGCTTGATTGTTGCTCCACATAACACTCATGCAACAGGAGCTATATATACGCCTACAACGATTCCAGAGTGGGATCTAAACGATATTGAGGACTTACCTAACCTTACCCAAGAGTTATGGGTAAAAGTTACTGGCGTTGATAAGCTTAACGGCAAACCAATTGCTACTCCGTTATCCATACAAGGTATTTCAGAAGGCGGTCGTAACGATCAAGCAGCTAGACTTGCAGGCTACTTAATAGCCAAAGGTTTAAATACAGATTTTACAGAGTTCTTTGTCCAGTCTTGGAACGAACAAAACACTCCGCCTTTACCTGCTACTGAAATATCTACTACTGTTAATTCGGTTCAGAAAACTCACGATAGAAAAAATCAACAAGCACCTGCTTATATATCAACAACAAGAACAGTCAAAGAACCAGTGAATCTTTACTCTCCTCCTGGTGTATTAAAAGACATTTACGAATACTCAGAAAAGATAGCGCACATATCTCAGCCTGCTATTAGCATGCAAGCAGCATTATCTTTGGGTTCTGTAGCCTTGGGTAGGATGTATAGAACCAATATGAATAACTTTTCATCTTTGTTTTTTATGTGTATTGCTAAGTCGGGTCAAGGCAAAGAAAATGTTAAGACAGTTGTTGAAACCATTTTGGATCATGCTGACCATAGCGACCTTATGGCAGGAGACGGCTATACCTCAAGTGGAGCTATCTACAGCTTACTTAGATACAAGCCAACTCATATAACTGTAATGGATGAGTTTGGTAAAAGATTGGAAAGCATATCTAAGTCGTCCAACTCAAACAAAGAAGATGCGTTACAGATTCTTATGGAGACTTGGGGCAGGTGTCATGGTGTCCTAAGACCAGACAACTATTCAATGATGACTCTAACCAACAAGCAACAAAAAGAAGTCTTAGATAGATCTACTATGAAGCCTGCGATTACTTTGGTTGGTATGAGTGTGCCTAAAAACTTTTATGGCGCTCTATCAACGGGTCGTATTGTTGACGGCTTCCTCAATAGATTTATTGTTGTTGAATCGCATGTGCCAAGAACAGTTGGCAAAATGGTGGCTTTTGTTGAACCGCCGCAATCAACTTACGATTGGGTTTCGCATGTTAGACAGGTTGACAATGAAATGGAGCAAATATCTAGAGACAACGCTGAAATGGATTTTAAGCAAAGGGTTATAAAGTTTGACGATGATTCTAACGCCTTGCTTGACAGCTTGGCTTATAGACTTGTTGACCAACAAAACTCTTTAGAAAAAGAAGGCCTAGAAGTTTTATTATCCCGAACCAGAGAAAAAGCCATGCGTCTTGCTTTAATCGGAGCTCTTGCTGACGATAGGAGAACCAAAGTTATTAAAGGCGATATAACTCAATGGGCGATAGATTATGTTTATTACTACGATCAACTGCTAATAGAAAATTGTAAAGATAAAGTTGCAGGTTCTGAAATGGAAGGTCGTATCAAACAGATACTTAGCTTTATTAGATCGCAAGGCGATTGGGGTATAAGTAAGCGTGATATTGATCGACGTGAAATATTCAGATCAATGAAGTCGTATGAAGTCAAAGAGATTATAGAACGACTTAAAAACTCAGGGGAGATACAAGAAAAAGATTTAAGAGCAAAAGGAACTGGGCGGCCAACAAAACGTATTGTTGCGATTGATCCAGAGTTTTTCAATGAAGATTGATAAGTACGCAATGCGAGAAACTATAAGTGACGTAGGCGTAGGCTTTTTGCTGGCCTTTCCTATATCACTTACGGTATTGAATATCTGCAATTATTTTAACGCTTCTATCTTGGCAACATCTGTTGCGCAAACATTTGTCTTTACCATTTTTGCCATACTCAGAAAATATTACATACGCGTTACATTTAAAAAGGGAGAAAAAAATGGATAAGCCAAAACCAGTAATGGAAAATATTAATGACCAAAAACGTGAAGAACGTGTCGCTGGTTTTATTGAAGGCCTATGGAATGTTAGATGCCATAAACTACCAGTAAGCTACGGCTTAGACTATTGGTGTGAATCCAAAGAAGTTTCTTTTTGGTTGGAAGTAAAATGCAGAACATTTGATATTAGCAAGTATGATACTTTGCTGCTTTCAGCTAGTAAACTAAGAATGGGCTCTGCCCTATCTTTAGCTACCAATCAGCCATTTGTAATTGTGTATGCAATGACAGACAGCGTTTACAGTCATACCTGGAAAAAAGATTATGTCTACGATGTTAGGTTCGGAACAATAGCAGAACCTATTTACGAAGAAGATTCAGAGCCATACATTCATTTTGGTAAAGATGAATTAGAATGTTTATCTTCTCATCCTTTGGGCTTTGACAGAGAAGAAATGGGATTGGTAAACAATTATAAAAAAGATAAATAAAGGAGAGAGAAATGCCGATTAACTCAAGGACCAAGGGTGCTACATTTGAAAGAGAGGTAGCTAAAATTTTAAATGATTTTTTTGAATCTGAGGGTATTGATTACGTTTGCAAACGTAACTTAGACCAGTATCAATCTAAAAATTTATGCGATATAAACATTCCTCATCACGCCGTAGAGTGTAAGTTTTATAAAGAGGGAGACTGGTATCAACAAGGGTGGTGGGATCAAGTCTGTAAGTCTACAGATGGCCGTATCCCTGTTTTAATTTTTAAATACAACCGCAAGCCTATTCGGGT